ACCCTTGATGTTGAATGCCGGCCCACCAGTACCGGGTCCGTAATGCCGAGCCCTCGCTTGGGCTGAAATGGTGGAGCGCTGAAGTAGATTCGCTCGCTGAAGCTCACCCTCCATTCGCTTCATTGCGAACTCGATGGCGTCCTTAGGAGACACCCCATCCACCTGTACCAGCTTAGAAGCTAGCCCCTTGGCTCGAGTGGCCGCTGCTGCCATCTCTGGGTTGTCCTTATCCATGAAGGAGTCGAACACTCCACCAACGACGGAGGATAGACTTCCAGGAGCGCCGGAGCCTTCGTAGAGTACCTTGTCTCCTCGGGTGATACGGGTGAGCGGCGGCTTGCGAAGGATGTCAGTGGCCAACGGTGGCGGTCCTTGTTCCGCTTGCGCAGCTTGTTGGAACTCTGGGGAGTCAACGTCACCCATATCAATGGGCGTTTCCTTCGCTGCTTCGGCTTTGAACTGCGGAGAGTCGACGTCACCAAGGTCTACTGGTTGCTGCTCTTTTTCCGCGGCCGTTTGAAACTCGGGTGAGTCAACATCGCCCATGTCAACCGCGGGAGTATCGTCAGAAATACCCAGGAACTTCTTGTATTCCGGCGTCGTTTTGCCATGGAGCGTCATCACCTCCGGTCGTCCAGCATCCTCTTCCTCCATCTTCTTGATGAAGTCTTCCTCAGAAATGTCTGGCGATGCTTCTTGCGGCGAAGCTTGCGGCTCTGGCGGTCTAGGTAAAACGTCAGTCGCTAGGGGAGGAGGCCGTCCAGTGAATGCAGCCAAGTCAACGGGAGGCTTCCCGCCACCTGCCTTCGTAGCAAGCGCTGTCTGTCCATCGGGTTGGGCAAGAGACGGCTTTGCCTGAGCGCCGTTGAAGTCTCGGAGGTTGGCTGGCGGTGGACCGGATTGGTTTACGTCCATCCCGAAGCGCTTGAGCTTCTGAATGGCATTCCCGATAGCCGTAGAGTCACCCTTCGCTACGGCTTGCTGGTACTCGCCCAGTAGCGATTCGACTTCTTGCTGGTCCTCATGCTCAAAACGACGCTTCTGGTCTTCCTTCTGGAGATTGATGCGTTCCCAGTCGCGCTTTGACGAATCCTGGCGCGCCTCCTGCTCCGCAGCGAACTCATGACGACGCTCTCGCCGGTTGGCATAGTCGGACATGTCCGGCATGACAACTTGCGGAGCTTGGGGAGTGAGGAAGCCAGAGAACGGGTTCATTTGTTGCTATCGTCGAAGTAGTCGACTCCGGATTTGATTAACTGCGAAGTGGTGTTCGCGTTGCGCGCTTCGTTGCCAGCAGCGAGATTGCCGGCTCCGACCCCAGACGAGACAACCTTATCAAGAAGCGCTGCATCGTCATCAAGGCCAGGCTGCATGATGCTGCGGTAGATGTTCGACAGGGCATTACCCATCGTGAACTCTTGGTTGAAGGCATCATTGCCGAAGTTGCGCTTGTCGGCCGAGGCGTTGGCGGCGAAGTTGTTGCCGAGACCCATGCGTGAGAGCCCCAGACGTGAGGCATCCAAGCCGAACTTGCTCAGAAGGTCAGCCCAGGCCTGTTGGTCTTGCGACTGTGCTCGGCTACCAGCGTCCGCCGCTCCAGCGAGCTGGCCACCTAGGCCCTGGCGCTTGAGCATGTAGTCAGCCTCATTCTTGGCTCTATCAGCGTCGAGGTCTGTATAGGCTCGCGACAGTTGGTCATTCGCTGCTGACGAACCATAGGCGCCACGGGCTGCCATGGTCTGGTTAATCGACTCCGTGGTCCTCTTCTTGGCGTTGTCGTAGTACGACCCTAAACCTGGGTCAGTCGGCATTTGAGACTTGTACTGGTCAAACCACGTGGCCGCGTTGTTGGTGACCTGGGGACGGTTGCTGGGGTCTGAGTACTGCCCCACCAAACCTTGGTTGTTCACCTCGCCGAAGGACGGACTAGCGAACAACCCCTTGTTATCCTCCCAGTTCTGGTAGGCAGGAGAGGCTTTGGAGTTGTTGAGCCACCCAAGTTGCTTTTGGAACTGCCCAGGCTGCATCGTGGGCGTGGTGTACGCGCCCGGGTCGATATCTGGGTATTCCTGTTGCGGCTTAGGGGGACTGCGCCAGCTGTAGTTCGTGTCGTTAGGTGCGCCAGCCATTTAGATCCTATTCCCTTGCCCGAAGCCTCCGGGCGCTGAGTAGTTGCCCTCAGAGCCCCATTGTGGGCCCTTCCCAGGCACGTATCCCCAGCCACCCATAGAAGCCATGTACCCTCCGGGCTTGGGAGCCACTGGAGCATACCCGCCGGGATTGCTTACGACTCGATGCGGCGTCCAACCTGGCGGGGGATGATTCATGTCAACCGCGGAGGGCAATGGCGGATGAGAACCTTCGGGAATATGTCCGCCTCCGCCGCTAAACGAACCTTGGTAACCCGTCAGGTTCAGCGGGTCCAAGACATCGATTGCGCCGTTGGCTACATCGCGAAGCCAGCCCCACATTAGCCGCCTCCAACCTTAAAGCCACCGGGACCCATTGGGGAATAGAGCATCGGAGTAGGATTGAAGCTCACACCGGAACCTTGACCAGGCTGCGGAGCGAAGTTTACCGGTCCTTGCCCAGGAGCACCCTGTTGGGCCTGTTGACCCATCGGCGTCTGAGGCTGGTCCTTATTGAACAGATGAAGCGGGTCAGGAAGGTTACCAAGTAACCCGCCAAGCCCTCCACCGCCACCTCCGCCCTTGAATAGGCCAAGCGGGTCCAGTAGGCCACCGAGGCCTCCGCCTCCACCACCCGAACCGCCGCCGCCAAGAATGCTGCCCATTACTTCTCTCCCGTGTATTGCGTGAAGGGGGTTGGCGCGAACTGGAAATTGTCCTGCCCGGGAGCCGCCGCATAAGCGCGGTCGTTCGCTCCGAAAATCTCACCTAGCGACGGAGGAGGCGGCTGTTGAGCGCCCTGTTCCTTCTCGTCCTTCTTGCCCATGCCGCCCATTAATTGGGCCGCGATAGGTAGTGCAATTGCTGCCCATGCCATCAGAGTAGCCCTCCTTTAGAAAAGATACCTAACGGGTCAAGCCAACTTGCTCCGTCATCATCCCTCTGCTGCGGTTGAGCCTGGACCTGCGCCTGTTGTCCCATTGGAGTTTGCGGTCGTGGAGGCCTTTGCCCGAACCCTTGTCGATGCGGATTAGGGTCGCCCCATAGCGTCTCGAGCATATTGTTCGCCCCCTGGAACGGCATCATCGCGCTACCAAGCATGTTGAGGCGCGCCTGCATCGCGTGCTGACGGTAGTTCTGGTAGTCGTGACCGCCTTGCTTGACAGCCTGCATTTGGGCCTCTTGCCCGGGGCTTGACCCTCCGCCCATGAATCCAGATACAATGCTTCCCATTATTGCTCCAAGACCTGGAAGTCCTCACTAGCGGAAACCAAAACGAAGTCCTCGGAACCGGTGAACTCAAAACGCCATTGCCTGCGACGATAGGTTCCTAGTGACCGGAATTCTAGCACAGGATGGGTATCGGCGGACCCACCCAAATCTACCGCAATGGGTGTCTCCCATTCCCCAGGTCGATCTCTCCATGAGAGCCACCCATGGGGTCCGGTCGCCTGAGCCGTTGTCCCTCTTCGAAACACCATGCGAACACACTGGCAGTGCTTCTTGGCGTCGGTTCCACGTGAAACGTAGCCCGTCTCGATATGGGCACGAATTGGAACCCCGAGGTCAGTCACGGCTTCCGTCGTCAACTCACCCACATACCCGGCAATCGTCCCGACGATGTTTACATCCGTGCCTTGTCGGATATGGTGCGACAGAACGGTGAACGGGCTCCAGTTGGCTTTAGCCGCGTCCCATCCGGACCATTGCCCCCATCCGGACCCAGATTGGTAGGCGAAAGTCATCCCGACCGATGGGAATGTCCAAACCAGGCAATCAACGTTTCCGTCTAGTACGCGGTACCCATAACAGTCGGAGCGGTCTTGAATGTCTCCCAACGTGCTGAAAATCTCCTCCGAGATGACCTTGTAGCTTCTCCCGTCAGAGACAATGAAGCGCCCATACGAGTCTAGCCACGCAAATGCCTGGTCTTGCTTGATGACCGAGTAGGGAGCACCAATGCTGTATTCTCTCGTCGCCTCGGGAAGGTAAACGGCATTCGCGTCTGCGCCGTAAATCTGAACAGTTCCCTGGCCAAAAGCGAACACGTTGTTGGTGTTCTCATGGACCGCCAAGACAGCGTCCGGCCTCGCCTCCGCCGTGACGTATCCAGCAGGAGGCGCAAAGCTCCAGTTCTCTGCGCCGGAGTAGTCGGTGTTCCCCAGGAATGTCGACGAGTACCTGATGGCAGTGTTGTTCCCCATGGGGTCATTGGCCAGCAGTCGGCTAGCATGCGCAATGACGTGCGTAGCCAATGGTGGCGTGCCACCAAGGAAATCGGCGTTCCTAGAGGCCTTGACGTACTTGATGATCTCACGCCCGCCAGCAATGGCGACGAACATCTCCGCCTCGGCAAAGATAGGTCGCTTGGTGCCAGGCAGAAGGCCCTTCACCAGTCGCTTCGCTCCGCCCTGAATTTCGTAGAGATTCCTACCGGGGCCTGCTGACATCGCCAGCAGCCGACCCTCGTAGGTGCACAGCAATCCCTCGATGCCTAAAGCATCTACAACAGTCTCAGGCGCCTCTGTATAGGTGCGGATGCCAGGACGGCGCGAGACTGCTCCGGCTGCGTCGACAATCACGTTCATCGCAATGACCGTAGCCCCAGCCAATGGCTCGATGCCGGACTGTTGACGGTTGGTGAACGGGATAGGCTGCGCCATTACGCCTCAGCATACTTGAGCCACACGTAAGTCCCGGCAGTGATGGGGTCGGTCCAAATCCACGATGTCATCTTCATCGCGGCGGCGTTCACATCCAGCGCAGCCAGCGAAGTAACACGGTTCACGCTAGCTCCAGAAAACGCCACGCTTACCCAGTTACCACCGGAGGTATTGCGGAATAGAATCTTCTTTGGCTGGCCCGCATAGTAGCCATTGCTCATCGCGCAAGTCGGCACGGTGGTGTTGGAGACGAATTCCGTGAACTCCGTGTCAGCACCAAACGTCGGGGTGGTGGTGTTGCTGAACAGCACTTCGTACTTATCCAGCTCGAGATATGCCCCCGCCGGCAGAGTCCCGCCGCTTGTGTTGTAGCGTGTCGTCACGGATGTGAAAGCGTTGTTCTCTGCGCGCACCTTCAGCAAGCCGTCAATAGCAATTGCCACCACAGAACTCTTGAACTCATTCCCCGCGACTCTACCCGGTGATTCTAAGAATAGTGCGTAGGAAAATGCGCCGAGGAATAGGTTGTCTGTGTAGACATGGTCACCAAACGCGCTGGGACGAATGCACATGTTTGTACCAGCTGTCACTGTACTGTTAGTCAAGCCATCAAATATGTTTCCCTCAAAAGCACCGTGGTAAGCACTGGTGGCCGCTACACTGATGACAGTATCGTTATAGGTAGCCGGCGTAACGAACTTGTTATCGCGCACCAGTAGGTAGCCCGGTGAACCAGTGGTTACACCGATTGCGTTTGCCGTGGTGCCTGTGAGGTAAAACTCGCAGTCGTGGACAATTGTGCTCACCTGGCCCGAAGTAATCTGAATCAACGTCCCGGACGTATTGGAGCTAACGCCGAACACACACTTCTCAAAGTACAGCTTCTGGCTCGACTCGATAGACACCGCCACGCCAGTATTGACCTGGGCAGCTCCAAACGTCGCTCCGTAGAATACCGTCGTCAGAAGCGTGGCATTTGCGGCAGTGAATTTGATGGTCTTTGCCGCCGCGCTATTGATTAGTAGCTGTGCGCCAGGCATAAAGATAGCGTGGACGCGATAATCCCAAGTGATCGTGTCGCTGATGAGGAAGGAACCAGCCGGGAAAAACACTACCCCGCCACCGGCCGCAACGGCCGCTGCAAGTGCCGCTTGTATGGCCGTCAGGTCATCAGTGGTGCCATCGCCCACTGCGCCATACGCAGGACTTTTGACGTTATAGACCAGGCCATTGAGACCACCGAGCGCCACCTGTAACGTCGTCGCTGCGCCAGCAAACAGCACTTTCCAGTCGATGGCGCCGTTGTTGGTCTTCCAAAGGTCTGCGATTGCTTGGAGAGTCGTCGGCTTGTCGGCTGCCGAACCGCCACCAGTATAGTCCGTGCCGGTGAACGACTGCGAATCAATCTCGATATTGGGCGAAGCGTACCCGTCGCCGTAGTCACGGACAGAAACGCCATCCGCATCCTTGATGACCACATCCACGAGCTGGTTCACGTACGCCAGCGCAGACCCATAGGCGTCTAGTGTGATGTCCGCTCCAGAGGAGTTGGGGCCATCACCCTCGAAGCTCGCATACCAAGTGGCGCGGGTATTCGTTCCGCGAATGTAGATAGACGCGGTACCGTTGGCCGCCCCGAGGAACCCTGCGTTGAGTGATGCCAATAGATGCATTACCGCTGCCACCCTGTCTTGTGGTTAACCACGAATTGTGCTGGCGTCCTCTGCGCGGAGAAGGACTTGCACATCTCAAGCTTCTGCATAGCGATACCACCGTAATAGCGAGCTTGCTGGTGAAGGGAGTTGGCCAAGCAAATCTGATGCGCTAGCTCCCACTCGACGTACTGGGAGAACACCCGCTCAAGATCCAGCGTCTTTGACGAATCCGTGTTGTCCGCGGCGAACCGATGGATCTGAAACCGGATGGTCCCCGCGCTATTGGTGTCAGGTGTGGGCCACAGTCGCACCTCAGGAGGTGAGGCTGTCCGGTGTACGTAGTATTCAATCGGCCTACCGGTGGCCGACTTGTTAGACAGCAGCTGCCACTGGTCGCGGCCTATCTGGATGACCGGAACCTCACCCGTTGCCGCAGTCACGGTCTGGGTGGGGTCGATGTACATCCCATCTCCGATAACATCCAAGACGTCCGTCTCGAGCGTGTAGGCCGATATGTCTGCCACAAGAGTGACGTTGCGAAACTCCACCGCGCGCGCCCTGAGACCATGCGCCTGAAGCTCGTCGATGATGCTTCCAAGGAGGTCGCGAGCGAAGGCTGCCTCATCCACTGTAAGCGACTGGGAGACGTTCTTGAGGCCAGCCTTCTGCCACGCGCGTAGGCAGATTCGGCCAATATCCATCTCCCGCGTGCGGGTGGTGGCGATGGTCATGAGTACTCCACCGTCTTTTGACGGAAGACTTCACTGATGCGCGTATCCAAACGGCAGTTGTTGGCTCCGCCGTTCGTGACGCTAACGCGCATGTTGTTACCAGAGCCCGATAGGTTGATGGTCAACGTACCGGCTCCGGTCGTGAACTCGTTCGTACCGGCCGACACAACCGCCGAGCCAGCGCCTGACCTATATGCCTGAACCTTAGTGCGAATAGTTCTTCGCGCAGAAGCCGAATCCTCCATCTGCGCCTCCACCACGAAGATGTAGGTGGTGGACGACAACAGTGGCACGTCAATGTTTGCAGACGTCCCAGCAGATGCCACTGCCTCGTTAAGCGTCTTGGCCACAAGGCTTCGCTGGGTAACGACGGTATTTGAGCCCTGGTCGTCGAAGTCCGCCGCATTGCCCGTCATGTAGACGGAATCGACCACGCAGTCCGAAGCACTCGCTTCGCTTTGGAAACCTAGCCCACCGTTACTCGTAGCCTGTCCACCGCGAATGGTCGTACGCGCTGCTCGAGTTTGGTAACCCTCGCTAGTTGCCGAGCGTGAATTGCAGTCCGTGAAGGTCGCATCGTCTCCGCCGACTGCAACCAGTACGTTATCCGTCGTCGCGCTTCGGAATGTGGTTCCGATAGCCGTAAAGCGCGCCGCGGTGATGCTGCAATTGGTGGTGTGCCCAGTGATGTCACCGCCAACGCACTTCACATCCGTGGCGTTTACGTCCAATCCAGTCGTAGGGACGCCAGGCGTGCCGGCTGCCGTCAGCCGAGGCTGGGTGATGTGTGTGTTGGTGGCCCCAGTGTCTAAGCTGATATTTGCCGACGTGTTTCCGAACGACCGCGGGCTATCGATGGTGCAACCGGTCGACCGCATACGGAATCCGTAGGTCCCCGTCGCGACGTTGCTCGAGTTGAACCCGTTGGCCGTACAGTCACTGAATGTGTTGTCGACGGCTCCAGAGCTGGTGATGAATCCAGCTGTTCCATAAGCCTCACACGTCACAGCGTTAAACACACCACGCTGCCCACCTTGAGACGTGGGGATGTCATAGCTACATGACACACCAAACAATACGTCACGGATGTAGCCGTTAGAGAACGTAACATCCCGACCAACGCTTTCCACGCCAGTTGACGACGAAGCTGCCCCAGGTCCGTAGATTTCGAAGCCATTGATGTGGGACCGATGGCCACCATAGCCACCGCCGGCAACAGTATTGGTCTCGCCATTGCGGATGCGAAACCCGCTGCCGTCCGTGCTTGAGAAGTGACAGACGTAGTTCGTCATCTGCCACGCCCCACGGCAGTCCCACCCTGCCTGGGTGCCGCTCGAGAGTCCGAAATTGGTTACGCTGATGTTGTTGGCGACCTGGAACAGGTTCACATCGGATTTGTTCTTCTGGTCAAACCCGTCTCCGCCAAGGTTCTCCAACTTGATGTTGCTGAAGAACAGGTATTGTTGGATGAACCCCTCAATACCGATGCCGTAGTGCGAGATGTCATGGATGTATAGATTTTCTAGCCAGAGTCCGGAGAACGCATCCCCGCGCACGCCATGAACAATACCCGCCGTCTGGTTGGCCCGATTGCCATCCATCTCCATGTCACAAATGCTGATGTAACTGGAGGCTCCGGTGAGGTTGAAGAAGCTCGCGTCAGCGTTGTTGACCAACGTGAGCTTGGTGGCTCCGACACCAGCGCCTTGGACTTTTACCTTCGATAGCCCATTGAACTGACAGACGACGTTCACATCGAGCAAGCCATGCTGGAAGTACCAAAGGCCCGCGGGGATCCAAACCAACCCGCCACCAGCCGCCGATGCTGCAATAACCTGGGCCTGCAATGCAGCCGTGTTCACGACAGCCCGCGCAAGTGTCAGCGCCGTGGTGTCAGCCGCACCCGCGATAGCACCCTGCTCGCGGATGTCATAAACGCCGCCTAGGAGGTCTTGCTTCTTGATGCGATAAGACGACCCACCGGAACCACCCACCGCAGAGGCTACAGTGACAGGGAAGTACATGACGGCCGCTGGGGCAGTCGCCAATGTCATCTCGGAGATTTTCTCGCTAGTAGCCTGAACCATTAGCCCCTCATCAGATACACACCATCTTCGCCAGTTAGAGGCGTGCCATCCTCGGCTAAGATATTGCCGGTCGAGTTACCCTGAGCGGTCACGTCAACGGCCGGATAGAGGCCTGCCTGTTCGGGCGGCACCCGGAGGCTATTCGCGTAGGCCCGCAGCGACTCCGCGTTCCCACGGGTCAACGTGACCTGGTCGCGCTCCCTGCCTACACAGAAGCAGCGCCACAAGCCCGAGGCATCACGGGACAGCTCACGCCTGTCCCGGAGAGCCGAGCAGTAATCGCATAGGAACCTACGCCGCTCTCCAGGCTTGATGTGTCTGCCAACCGTTCTCGCCATGGCCGTTCGCTTTCGCGCGACCGAAGGCCGCGGTTAGGTTGCCACCACTGCTGGCGCGAGTGCACCCGACTTACGGGGCTCGTCCGAGCAGAAGTTCTGGAAGCACTTGATGGTCGCGGTGCCTGCCAAAACAATGCCTTGGCTAGCCGCGGTGCCGTCGTTCAAGACGCCAGCATAGTTGTCAGCAATCGTTCCGGTCGCAGCGACGGAATCCACCGCGATACACGCCGAAGATGCGGTATGGGTGTTGTCCATCACGTTGCGGAGAATCTTGATGCTAGTCGCCGCAGCCGTGACGTGCACCAAACCGTTCGCCGCCGTAGCAGAGAACTCCATCTCGTTATCGCAGATACGAGCCTGGTCGATAGCTGCAACAACCTTGAGACCGTCGGTAACGTTGTGCGTCGCCGTTCCACGCCAGATGTTGCCGCTAACGTCAGCTCTCGTTGCGCCGGAACCCAGCTCCAATGCGATTGTGGCCTTGTTCGAGGCGCCCGATGCCACTTCGATGTCGCAGCCGTACAGACCGAAGTCCGCACCAGTAACAACGATTGCCTTGACGACACCGTTGGCACCCTCGAGACGGAGACGGAGACCCTGGATGACCACGTCCGCCACGGCAACCGACCACTGAGACGTGGTAGCCGTCCAACGGAACACCGGCATATTGCCGCCACGGCCAAAGCCAAGGATGCGAGTTCCGGCCAGGAGAGCACCGGAGAACGTCGTGGCGTCCGCCACAGATTCCGAGTGGCCAGGCAGCACCACGACCGTGTCACCGAATCCGGCACGGACCCTGGCGAGACCAGCAGCAAGCGTAGTGACCAGGTTGGTGAGGATGAACGGGTCGTCACCACTCTGTTGGCCCGTAGAGCGAACATAGGCCGCCACGCGCGAACCAGGCGGCAGCAGGGTGATGCCGTAGTTCGTCTTCACGCCAGCGCCGGCTGCCATGTATGGCAGGTCCGGAATGAAAGGAGCACCGTATGCCATGATGACCTCAGGCGTTGGAGAAGAAGAAACCGCGGGGGTCCGACCAACCGCGCGACCAGCGCGCAGTAATCGAGTACTTCATCGTCTCGTTGTCGTTCTCGACCCACGAGTTCTTACGCGGCTTGCGGCGCCACTTCATCTTGAGGCCGTTCTCCGCATCCGTGATAATGCCCCAGTTCGTCGTGGTATTGGACCAGTACTTGACCGGTACAGCCTCGATGTTCAGGTCGCGCTTCACGGCGTTGATTTCCGCGAAGTTGCCCGGCTCCGGAGCGAGCGACGAGTTCAAGATACCCGACCAGACCATCCACTGCTCAGTGGGGTGGACAATCTTCTTCGGCTCCACGCCCTCAGTCACGCCATCGTGACCTGGGAACTTCCGCATCAGACTGACCGCAGCGCCAACCGCAATGCGGCTAGGCGCCATCGGCGTAGCGAAGGTGTTGGAGAACGTCCCGCCGTTGGGGAGGGTATGTGAGGCGCTTGCCAATGCGACGCCGTCGCCGCCCGTATAGGAGGTATTCGCCGCACGGACCAACATGTTGGTCATGTCGATGTCCACGGTCTTGTACAGAGCACGGGAAAGACGTTTGCCGAGCTTCAGAATCTCGGGGTACTTGTTGTCCTCGACTGCTTCGTCAGTGACGATGAGCTTCAGGCCGAACTTGCGGGCGATATAGCGAGTGATGTAACCCTCACGGATTGCACCAACCTCGATTTCCTGGCCTTCCGATACTTCGGAAGCGAGGCCAGGCCCGCCCATCTCGAGGTCGTCCTCGTAGTAATCTTCCTGGGACTCGGTCTTGAGCCACTTCTTGCAGACAAGCGTGGACTCAGCGTTCTCAGTATCGTCATCGACGATCTGATCCAGCGTGAGCTTGACGCCGTTGAAGATCGTACTGGTGAAAATTGCTGCACTAGACATGGTCGCTCCTCAGATACCCAGGATGGCGTTGCGCGAAGCAATCGTGCCGTTGGAGATGACGTAAAGCTCCACGTTCGCTCCAGAATAGTCCTGGTTTTGCGCCGTGTGCGAGAGGTCCACAATCTTGAACGGGAAGGTGTTCGTGGTGGCGTGCGTCGAGATGTCCAGCTTCGGCTTGGCTCGGTTTTCACCTGAAGCGCCGGTCAACACCATGCGGACGTTCTCACCAATCGCGGCTTGGTAGGTGGCCTCCGTGGTGAACGTGGTAGCGTCATCCACTTGGCAGGCCCAAATCGCCGCCTCAATCGGCACGTAGTAAATGCGAGTCTGCCGCGCAAGGTTGGTACCCCAGGCAAGGTCCGACGGAACACCGGGACCCATCGCAGTCATGACCCCACGAACCGTGTCGTAGTACTGCTTGATACCAACGCAGATGCCCAGGATGGTCGTGGAGTCGGTCGTTTCCGAGCCAACCGCCAGGGTAACAGAGCCGTCCGAGAGCTGGACAAGCGGGTCGCCTTCGCCAAGCACAACGTTGGCAGCACCACCGTTGACGTCAAACGACGCAGCGGTAGCAACCCACGCTTCCTCCACCGGAGGATTTCCGCCGCCGTAGCGGGACTTCACAAAGCGAAAACCATAGCGAACTGCATTATCAGCCATCGTCGTCCTCGTTCACTGGGATAGATGCCAGTGCGCCGTCGGTGCCCTCTGCGTAGACCCCACGCTCACCATTTCGCGTGCGGGGATTGATGCCTCGCATGGCATCCTTGAGATACTTGTTCTTGTCGATCATCCGGTCGTCACGCTCATCAGCCACTTTCTGGCCGGAGACGCCGTCGATACCAACTTGCTCAATCTCCTCGTGACGCTCTTTCGAGCAGGACATCAGAACGTGTCCACGCATCTCGATGACCTTACCGTTCAGGTCCTCGTCCAGGAGAGAGATTACCGGGCTCGGCCCACCGTCGCGATAGCGCTCCAGTTCATAACCGAGATAGCTGTAGTGTTCTACGCCGAAGTCAGCGCCAGGAGCTGCCTTGTAGACCCAGATGTAGAACCGACCAGGTTCCTTGTCCTTCACATTGAAGAAGGGGATGCCGCCGTCAATAGGACGCGGCTTAGGGTCAATACGTGCGGCGGAGGACTTCTTTCGAGGCATACGACTCCAGAGGTTTCCTCAATCATGCAACCTTGAGGAGGTTCCCCTGGAGTCTGACGAATAGGTGGGGCGCCTATCGCCGTTCTGACGCTTGCCTGGCAGGGCTCGCGCCGCACGTAAAAGGTACGGGTCACGGATGACCCAGTCAAGAAAAAACTATCGGGTCTTGATTTTCTCCGACATGAGTTTCTTACCGACGGTGTTGGCCCAGTGCTGATAAGCCTGACCCTCAGTCATGGGCTTACCATCCTTCCCAGGCTTCCCGAGGAATGCAATACGGGCCATCTTCTTCATGTGCCCATCCATTTGAATCTCGCCACTAGACGGTTGTCCTGCCCCGGCTCCGCGGGCTGAAATGCCAGTGAGGCGCTGACGTGTGGCGTTGTCTGGATTGCTGCCACCTTTGCGCGGTGTGAGGCCGAATCGGGTTCTGGCTGCATCCAGGACACTATCAACCATCTCCCGGGTATCGCGTTGCCCTTCAGCGATACGTCGATGGTACTCGGCCCATGCCCAAGCCTTGACATTCTGGTTCTCGTTGTAGAAAACATCGCTGTTTTCAGCCGTGAACTGCCGCCAGGCTGCCTTTTGGACCAGCTGCTCCTCGTTGATTTGAGGGGCTGACGCCTGGGCAATCGTAGCCATGCGGGCGGTCTGCAACTCTCGGGCTTTGCGCTGGTACTGCGCTTCCAGCTCGGGGGTGAGGTTGCCTGCCTTATAGACGGCGTTGTACTCCCTGTGGAGGGAGTCGGTCTGCTCGTCAATCTGATTGAGTCTGGCAACCGCCGGGTGGACCTCTTGCCGCTGTTGCTGGGGTGGGGCTTGGTATTGAGGAGCCTGTCGTTGCTCTAGTTGTTGCCGGTAGCGAGTGTTCTCCTCTTGGAGGCGCTTGAACTCGCTTTGGCGCTCGGCTCTGCGCTGCCGACGGGTCTCCCGCTTGGCATCGTCGGTTTGAACCGTGATTGGTTCATTGGGGTCTGAAGGGACCTCTGGTGGAGCCTCCTGAGTTTCTGGCTCTGGGCTTCCTTCTTCTTCCGACTCCAGCTCTTTATCCTCATTCTCGTCACCCATTAGTTGTCCTCCGGTACGGCCGCGTCTACCGGCGACCACAGTTTGCCGTTCTCATCGATGAACTGGTGAGTCATCACACCTTCTTCGTTAGGCTTCGAAATCACGCGAGCCCGGCGCTCTTTAAGAGCCTTCGCCAAATCCTCGCTGTCGATGATGTCACCCGCATGTAGGACGATGAGCGAGAGTCTTTGTCCAGCAATTGTCGCAACCGGACGACGGTAGGGCGCCAGCCGCGTGAATCCCACCGTGTGACCAAGGTCAACACCGTTACTGCGTAGTTCATCCAAGGCTTGAAGCCCGGCCGAAACGATGATTCCCCGGGGCGCCTCAACGAGTTCGCGTGTTTTCGCAACTTCTGTCTTGAGAATAAGGCCACCCGCATAGGTGTTGGATTCTTCCTCGGGGATCTGGTGGACTAACACCTTATTGAAGCAGGCTTGCTGGTTGGTGAAGAGCTGGTCTGGCATCCCGTACTGCCAGCGCTTCTGCTCGAGAAGCTTCGGCAATCCCAAAGCCCCAGGAGGGGACATGTTCTCCTTCACCACACGAATCTTCTCTTCCTCTGCGAGTCCCCTGCGCGTCAGGTCGGTCGAATTACTCATCTGTCTTCATCTCCAATTGTTGCACTGCTGCTTCCCACGTCTTGAAGGACGTGGCGATTCCTCTGACCTCTGGGTCCGTGCTCTTCATAGCAGCCGAGATGAGCGCAGTTATCTGCACCTTCGCCAGCTTCATGAAGTGCTGCTGCATCGCTCTCGCGGCGGGATGCCGGAGCCAGTCTTCCGTTTCTGCGGGTCTATTCATTGTGGCGGTCCGTTAGGTCCTGGTGCGTTCTGTGGCGGCTCAGGGCCACTGGGGGGAAGCTGCTTCGGAGGCCCACCCTGTGGACCGTCCGGAGGTGGGCCTTTCCCTGGCGGAGGCGGCCCTGGAGGGGCCATTCCTGGAGGCGGCGGCACAGAGAACTGCGGCATCGGCATTCCAGGAGGCAACGCAGGTGGCTCACCCATCAGCCTTACAAGGTCCTGTCGACCTCGAGCGTCCAGGGCACCTTTGATAACCGCGTAACCGAACATCGGATTGATGGCCAACGAAGGGATGCCCATCCACATCTTCACCAACTCATCAGCCTCATCCACACGCTGAGCGTTCGTTGAGTACCGGAGGTCGCTCTTCAGCTTCACCCGGTAGTTCCGCTCATACATCTTGCGGCCGAGCTTCAGTTCCTCGTACCGGCCAATCTCCGTGTTGAACACCATCTTGATTTCCTCCTCGTCGAGGAAAACTGAGTTCAAGTAGGCATTGTTCATCAGCACGCGCGTGAGGAAGTCGGAGTACTTCCGAGTAACGACAGAGAGCTGCTTCGTCGCCTGCTCAATGCGCGACATGATGCCGCCCTTGGTCTCTCCAGACTTGCCCTCTTCACCGGAAAGAACACCAGGGCTTTGGATGGAAGCCTGAGCTTGGTCGATGGAGAGCTTGACGATGTCAAACAGCTGCGGTGATGCTTGCCCGGCTTGCAGCGGGAGGAAGTGGTCTTTCAGGGTCGAACCAATCGCCCCAGTAACCTTGTTCACCTTGCCAGGTGTAAGGGAAAGCTGTCCCTCTTCAAACTCCAGTCCCCACGCCAGGAACCCAGGAGCGTTATTAAGCGTCGCCGTGTCCGTGAATTGCGACAGGGCAACGTTCGCAGCGCGGTTGAAGTCCGCTTGGACGCGGCCGTAGGAGATGCCCAGGTTCCCCGTTACTGGTTCGATACACACCGCATGGGCAAAGAGGTAGATGGGCTCTCGACGGATAGGCTCTGGCTCGACCGTTGCCGGATCAGGTGCCATCCCGGTCTCATCAGGAGCCAACTTGTCCTGCATCCACATCGGCGCCATAGGCGGAGGCGGCGGAGGCTGAATAGGAGGAAGCATCTGCTCGGCTTGGTCCGCTGCTGCGATGGCAGCGTGCGGGTCCACTAGACCGGACTTCAGAGCTTCAGCAGCTTGACCCCGGTGCTGGTCGATTCCTGCCTGTCTCTGGGCGTTCGCCTGCTCGAACTGCATCTGCATCATCTGATGCTCTTGCGTCGCCTGGAGGTACCCATCTCGCTCGGAGATTTGGTAGTTATATCGCTCCTTGTCGCGCCAGTCCGCCCGCTCGTGAATCGTCAGTCGAAGGATGCACTTGGTCGACTTGTCGAGGATGACCTGACACCACCGGTCCCGGTCTTGATTCGGGAGCCTTAACCACCCCTCGTACCAAAGCAGCGTAAACGGAGCCGACTCTCCACCAAGCTCCTTGTCGCTCGACGAGTCCTCCGCAGTCTTACCAAGAGTCTGTCCAGTTGCCTCGGTGAGCGGGGCTTCTGGGTCGTCGTCCCAGGATGGACTAGTCTTCTCGAGTACCTTGTCGACGTCCTCCCAAATACCACGCTTCGACTCCAATTCATGGCGGTACATCCGCAGCACTTTGGTATAGTGCGGACAATCCGACAGGTTCGGCTGGGTCGAGATATGCTGATATGGAGTGACGAAGTTATCGCACGTCAGAATCTCGTGCCGGTTAGAGCGAGTCTCCTCGTCGTAGAATGAGTGGCAGACAACGTCTCCGTGAGCCATGAAGACCAAGACTCCACGCTCACCGAGCTGGCGCTTGAAGTCTTCAATCTCCTCGGTAATCTGCCAGTTGCCATGGCGGGACAGCAACTCCGCTAGCTTGTCGTCATCCGGCCCTACGGGGACAACCCCGAAAACGTTCGACCAGTCTCCGAACAACTCACCACTCAATCGGAACACCAACCGAGAGAGATTCTCGAGCATCAGCGGCAGGTGAGGATTCGCCGAGTCCTTGAACGGGAAATCCTTCGGAGGTAGGTCACCGGCAAAGAGCTTCCAATCCGCCGCTGTGCGCTCCCGGTAGTCCTTTGACGACTCCCAATCCTTTTCGTAGTCCTCGTGAACCTTCGACGAGATTTTCTTGAGGTACTTCTTCCCCTCCTCCGTCATCTTGAAGGCAGTCACCAGGTTCAGAGAGTCTTCGTCGTAAACGATGGACTTCTCTTCGGTCTCTTCCTCTGGACTGTCTTGCTCTTCGGGCTCGTCGTAGTTCATGGCGCTACATTACCTCACTACCGTAGCCCCAGCGACCCCTGCGTCCTTTGGGCTCGTCGTCGTCTTCATCTTCATCCTCCTCGTCCTTCGAGGACCAGGAGATGCCTTTCCGCCCGTGGGATGCGTAGCCCATAGAATACAGGCAGCTATCAAAAGCGTGGTCGTCATTGCCATCCGCGGGCTCCTCGGAGTTTTTATCCGATGTCCCGATGGAGGGGACGAGCTTGAGGATTTCTGGGCAAGTGTCGAAGAAGACGACCCCAGGGGTGGTTGTTCCTCCTCCGTGGTCAGCGAGGCGGTCATAGAGCAACTCGGCGTTCCTAAGTCGAGAACCGGGGCCTTTTTTCGCTCTAACCCATCCGACACCGGCCTCCTCCATTTCCTGCGCTTTGCCCTTGGTATTGTCGCCGCGGTCCTCCCATAGTTGGGTATCCGCAGGACCTGAGAGCACAGAACGGCCTTTCTTTACTAGGCCGTACTTTTCCTCGACCGCAAGGATGTCCTTCGCCACGTCTCCTGCCTGGCGACCCTGGAACATCATCTCTTTCCAGCAGTAGAGGTTCCCGTCCTCGTCCATAGCCCACCAATGGACAACACCAGGCATCTTGAAGCCCCAGTCCATCGAGCGCCACTTGGGCCACTCCTTGGGGATTTTGAAGGGCTTTCGAATATGTAGGTTTGGATTCCAAACGTCGCCGAAGAACGACCCCGCCGTGACATACCAGTTGCCGAAAAGCAGCGCCTGGCGGATGTGGGGCTTGGCGTTCTGCAGCTTGGCCTCATAGTCCTCCCGAAAGTCCTTATCCGGGTTGTCGTACAAGGTGGCAGGCATATAGATGGAGGTGTGGTCAACTATCCGACCATCCTGCATCTTCAGCTTCTTGCGGAAGGTGACCTTCCCCTCGGGAGCGGCGTCGATGAAGCGCTTCCTGACCCAGTTGGGGTCTTTGATGGAGAAGTTGTCGCCCTTCTGCCGGGACATGAGCGGGTTGCTCATTGCCCGAATCTTGAGCATCTTTCTCAGAATCGGGTCGGAAGAGCGCAGACGAGTGTTGATCTGGTCGTACTGCTCTTCTTCGAACTGAATCAGTTCGTCATAGGCAATATGGGTGAATTCGAAGCTGAGGTAGTTCTGCCAATCCTCAGAATCATGACAATGGCCGAACTGGTAGCGATACCCAGAGCGGAATACCCAGGTAGCTTTATTCTCGTTCCACTTCGCCGCTGGGTCGATTAGCGGGAAGATTCGGTGAGAACGCTGAATCGACAACTCGAGCATCGGTCGTGTGCGTCGGAGATGAAGCGCCCACCCCGAAGAACTGCCCCATGGCAAATGGTACGGGTGGTTGAGATTCATACACCGCTCGTGCTCGGTCAGAATCTGCCAATGGAACGGGTCCATCAGCAAAACCATGCTTTTACCCGGCCCAGCTGCCCCAGCGCCTAGCGCTTCGTTGTGCGGGAGAGCGTGGAACGTGGCTCCCCATTGAGAGGGGGTGTAAAGCGTCCCCTCAACACTCATGCGAAGGCAATCCAGCCCGTGTTGTCGGCGTCGGTTGTCTTCATGTACAGCAAAGTCCCAACGGTGCCATCGGTACGCATGTAGATTGCGCCCGTATCCGCAGTGACGACGTTCTCCGGGTCACCGGCACCCTCGACCACTCGCTTCAGCAGTAGGTTAAGCGTCGTGACCAGCTTGTTCAGAAGAGGCTGAAGCTCTCGATTTATGTACTCGTGAACCTGGTCCTTCTCGACCGGTCTCGAGCCCACCTTGCGGTTGATGGGCTCAACCATCGTTCAACCCCTTGAGCGTCCCCATGATGGCGTCATACAGGTCATCCCGCACAGACCCATCATTCGGGCCGTCGTCCATCCACTCGATGCGCTCTTTCTCTCGGAGCGAGAGCCATTCTCCCTTGCCTGCGCTTTTACCCAACGCCTTACACAGAGCCTGGTCGGCCACATAAGCAACGTAAGCGATTTGCTGTGCGTTGACCGGGTAGGTCTGTCGGTCTGGCTTCCATGCGTCCGTCAACGTGTGGAGAATCTCCTCCATCGGCCTGTCGAGGCGGAGCATATCCTTACCGTCCCTTCGAACGAGGTAGGCACGTTGGTTGTCATGCGGCGAACGGTAGTAGGTTCGCTCAGACGGAAGAGGGTCCCAGTAGTCGCCCTTCAAAACATCCTCGTTTGGCGCGGGTCTTCCTTCGACGGACCCTTGAGCTTCCTCTCCGAGAAGTGACCCTTCTCGTACCACTGCTTATTGGTCATCCGGAATCCACGGAGCAAAAGCTTCCCGAGCCGAAGGTCGAACTCGTGCGTGTCTTTCTCTGTCCAGTGCTGCCCAGCCCACTCTTTACAAACGTCGTAGAGCTTTTGACTCGTCACGCCCGGTTGGTGGCGGATAAAATTCTCTAGGACACTATCCATGTCCTTCTGCCGCATGATTTCTGCCTTATTCATGCTTTACTTCCTTCTCAGGAAACACCGGCAAGACCTGACCCTCAGCCGAAATGCTCACCATCGTTAGGTTCAAACTCTTAGGCCCCTGGTCTTGCATCGCTCGTGCCTTCTGCATTCCGCCCAAGACCTTCGCCGCAATCTGCAACGCTACGGGAGCTTCCTTTGGAGGCATCCACGCTGCCTTTGCGATGCGCTGACGTTTGCGAATCTGCTCGATAGTGATTGAGGGGTCGTCGGCCATCTCATCGAGCCACGCAGCGGGAATCTCGTCAGGATTCTGTGGGTCAATGTCGAACGTGTGAGAGACCGCTGACATCACCACCTTGTTCGACTCCTCAAAGAGTTCGTTCTCCATC